ATGCCGATGTAGAGTGCCATCACCCACGCCCCCAAACATCATCGCGGCTTAGGTCGTGGCCGATTATTTGGCTTAGGCGGGCGCGGTGGTGCGGCTTTGGGATTTGGCGGCCACTCAGCCAGCGAGAAAGCTGGTTGGGCAACACTGGCACTAAATATGCCAGTGTTTTTTTGCGCACCTTGTTTTGCGCAGTCCAGCTTTGAATGATTTTGGAGGCGGCGCGGTCAACGGTCACGTATTCCTTAGCTGTGTCTAGGATTTCTGCGCGGTTCATTCTTTATTCTCCATTGTGTGTAAAGTGATCAAGTTTACTCAATCACTGTTTTTTTATTGAAACAGATCGCCAACTGATCTTTCGGCATCTGCCAAGTTTTCACCTGCTTGTTTTGCATATTCTGGTTTCAATTCAAAACCGATATAACGGCGCAGCATTTTGATAGCCTGAAATCCTGTTGATCCAATCCCGTTAAATGGATCAAGAACAATATCGTTCGGCTTTGTGTAAAGCCGCAAGCACTTTTCAATCGTATCAAGTTGCAATGGGCAAACATGGCGCTCATCTTTTTCACCTCGCGCCTTGCGATAGCCGTTTAAGACATTGCCTTGCTGAATGTTCATCCAAACAGGGCTTGCCAACTTTTGCCATTCGTAAACGTCCATTTGAACGTGAGTTAACAATTCTGCCAAGACTGCATTATCTGGAACATTGGCGCAAAGACCCTCACGGCGCATATTTTCTAGCCATGTGAAAGCAATTTTAAGCGCAGCGGCGTCACCCACGGCAGTATGTTCAACACGATCTGGATTGTCACCATCTTTGCGAAAAAACAGCATATAGTCTGGCATCCCTACGCGGTTCATAACGCTGTCCTTGCGGATTTGCTTATACAGCAATCCTAATGCCTTGGTGCGCTGCATCTCAACTACAGGGTCTTTCCATATCGTTGCCCGCCCGTGATAGATCAATCCAGCATCCGTATGGGCGCGAATTAGATCGCCAGAAAAATCTTGCAATCCGATAGCGCCATCACGCCCCTTGCGCATTGGCAAATCTGTGCAGTGAACACATACCATGCGGCCTTGCTTCATTACGCGGGTCAAAGCATCTGCAAAAAATTTATATTGATTGATGAAGTTTTGCCCTGTGCCAGCATTGCCAAGGTCGCGCTCACTATCCGAGTAAACAAAAAGATCGCCGAACGGAGGCGAAAAAATCGCGCAATCAACGCTGTTTTCTGGCATGGCATACATGCCTTCAATGCAATCACTGTTGTGCAAAGCCCATCCTGCGCCTTGATATTCTGGTTGCTTTTTCATTTTAGTTCCTCCGTTTTGATCCATGCAGGAAAAGCCAAATCTAATGGCCTTTCGTATTTAACGCGCGACATGGCGGCAGATTGAGCGCCCGCCATGGCGACGGCCATGTTCCTTTTCATGGCATCGTGGTTTTTGCCTTTTTCGTTTACAATATCCCAGATGCTCATCTCTGTATCGCTAATCACAATGTCATTGCGGACGCGCTCGGACTGACCAAACCGATGCGACCGCCGCACAGCTTGATAGTGTTGCTCATATGAAAAGCTGATGCTTGCAAAAACAGCATGGGCGCAATGCTGCCAATTCACTCCAAACCCAGCCAACTTTGGCTTAGTAACGATCACGCGATAATCACCATCTGCAAAACCCAAAATGCGGCGCTCTTTTTCGTCTGCATCTAATGATCCATGCACTTCTATAGCGCCATCAATCATTTTTGCGAGCATGGCGCTTTCGTCATTGGTTTCGCACCATACAGTCACAGGCCTTTCGTGATTTGCTAATTTAGCAGCTTTTTCGCATCGATCTTTGATGGTTAACTTCTTTTCGGCGTGAAAGCTGGTTGCGCTCATTTCTGGTATGCGGAAAAGCATTCCCTGTGTGTCATTAGAACGATCTGCAGAAACAACGTGCAAAGTTCTGTCAATGTCTGGCAGGATATACCCTGCATCATCGCCGCCCAAATCGCTTGGCAATGTTGCGCAGCGGCTCCAGCTTGCCACCCATGCCCAGAAATCACTTTCCGCATGGCCTTTTAATCTCCAGTCTTGGCTTGCTGTGCTGGTGTCATTGATAAACCATTTGGAAAGCATTTCTTGCTGCCGCATCACGCCTAGAAACTCTGAATGATTGCCTAACTCGGTATGATCGTTTGGGCTTGGAGTTGCTGTTGCCGCTAAGCGGTATTCGATATGCAAAAACATATCCATCAGCATATTGCGGGTGCGACCTCCAAACGATTTAAGGATGCTGCTTTCATCTAGAGCAATCGCGCCAAAACTGGACGGGTCTAGCTTTGGCAATCGCTCATAGTTTGCCACCATAACGCCTGCGCCAACTTCATGCTGCTCTCTGATCTGGCGCGCATCAATGCCAAACTTTTGACCTTCACGCACCATTTGCCCGGCGACAGCCAATGGCGTTAGGATAAGAGACGGCTTGCCTGTTTCTTGCGCGCATTGACTTGCAAACTCCAATTCAATGAATGATTTGCCGAGGCCAGTATCAAGAAAAGCCGCGCTTTTTCCACGATTAAGGGCAAACTCTAAAACCGATCGCTGGTGCATTTTTGCTTTGTTATTGACTGATTGTGGCGCAAAACCGCTACTTTGTATAGGCACAGCTCGCTTAGCTATAAACGCCCTATATTCTTCAATGCTCATTTTAAATCACCTTTTTTTTGGTATGTTATGCCAAGGATAATGAAGATTGATCTTACCTTATCGCCAACGCCATTTTTGATTGCCAAATCTAAAACTGAAATTGCGTGATCAACAAAGTCAATTTGATCAATTATATGAGGAGCGCGATCCTTCACCCACATAAGCGCATCTAAGCCATCTACAGCGGCCAATCGTTGCTTATTTGGGAAAAGGTGCAAACCAAAATCAGAAAGGCGTTTGGCCTCTGCCAAATCAGATGATGATCTTAATTCTGGGAATTGTTTTTTTGCGTTGTATGGAATATCCCCAACGCTGCTTTCACCATCATCATGGGCAATAACGGCAGCCAATTCTTGCGCAGAGCAATCTGGCCACATGGCAAGATATAGGCTTGCACAGCGTTTTGCATGAGCTTGAGTTGTGTCGCCACTCTCGCGCAATTGCCATATTGGCGATGAGTGCCATCGAGCCACATTTCCGCGCCATTGGTCTATTATTTGATTATAGTTTTTTTTCATTCTTTGCCCCACATTGATGCATCGCGCACATCCTCGATCCCGGTGATGTCCGCAATGCGGTGGCGGCAGACTGCGGACGGCACGCTGCGGCCAGTCATCCAGCGGCTAAAGCTGGAAGATGCTACTGGGATCTGATGGGCGATCCAGCTCAGCTTACGCCCGTCCCTGTCGCACCATAGCCGGATTTTAGTTTGAGCCATCATTGGCGTTCTCCTTTGTTTCGGTGGTGTAGGCTTATGGTATAAAAAAAGATGCGTCAAGTGTAATTATTTGCTTGCACGCGGTGTGGCAGGCTGTATTGTGGGGATACAAACTAGCAAACAAGGAGACGAAGAAATGATGACCCTGACAAACAAGCCGCACAAAATCTTCAACACCGCAGAAGACGCTGCAAAGACCATCGCCATCATGGGTTTCGAAGACGGCGAAACCCGCATCAGCATCGACCCCAAGGGTTCGGGCCGCTGCTTCGTCGAAGTCCTTGATCTTGATGACGGCGAAGTGATCGGGCGCATCTAAACCTAAGGAGACAACAACATGAAAATTACCGAACTAAAGATTGCCCCTAAAGCACCTTGGGAGGTGGTCGGGCGTAACAACCCACTGGTTTGCACTGTCAAACTGTCCAGCACGGACGTTGTGGTGCAGACTGTGCTGCATGATGACCAGATCGAACAGGTCCTGATGCTCATCCAAGGCATAGTAGCAGAGGCAGCGCAACGCAATGTTGCGGCGTTTGTCTCGCAGGTATTGGCAATTGAAAGCGAAGGCAACTGACATGCGTATCCGTGACATCATCGGCGACCTGATCTGCGTTCTAGGCCTCTTCGCCCTACTCTACGCTGGCCTTATGTTTGACCATGCAATGGGGTGGTGAATATGACCATCGAAGAATGCCGCGCCTACA